TTATGTTGGAGAGTCTGGAGATTGGTGCAACGAATGCCCGGGATTTGATAAAGATGATTGTTTTAAGCTGAAAGACAAATACAGAAAGGAGTGGCTCAACATAGATGAATGACTTAATCAGCAAAGAAGTGGTTATTGATACGCTAAAGGCGGTTAGGGATTTAGTGTGGGACGTGGACATTCCTTCTCCGACTGTTCCTGAGTACATTGAGCATCATGAGCAGATGCAGTCCATCATGAGGAATATTGATATTCTCACGGACAAGATTATTAAAATGCCATCCGTACAGCCAGAGTCGGCAGAAATGCTGTCTGGTAAGGTGTGGGACGAATGGTGTACAGGCTGCAAGGAATACGACCATGAAAAGCACTGCTGTCCCCGGTTTAACCGGGTTATCCGCACGGCGATTGATGACGCACAGCCTGAGATCGTCAGGTGTAAGGATTGCAAGCATTATAAAACAGAATTCTGCGCAATTGATCTTTGGACGGATAAAGTGAAGATTTACAAAGCAAGGCCTGATGATTTTTGTAGCCGGGCGGAAAGGAGACAGGATGAGCAGACGAATTGATGCGGACGAATTACCAATATCGTCTATAGATATGACGGATGTTGGCTATTATGTATCGAAATACGGGCAAGGTATTCCCGCTGTTTATCTGGAAGATATCAAAAATGCTCCTACCATTGAGCCAGAACCGCAGTGGATACCATGCAGTGAGAAGTTGCCAGAAAGTGACGGGGTTTATCTAGTATATGCCCCGGATTATAGAGGAGGATCCAGTTCTGCAAAGGAATGGCACAACGGCGTAATGTTCGCAAAGTTTAAGCACGGGAAGTGGTCGGTTGAGGTCGGTTATTACAATCGCCCCGGTTGCGTCAGGGCGTGGATGCCGCTACCGACACCATACGGTGAAGGAGAGAAGTCATGATGAAATGGGAAGCAGAGGAAAAGGGATATTCATGCAACGATTGTTATCTTTCCATGCAGAATTGTCACGATAAAAGCATTGCCTGTGAAGACGAAACAGGGTTGTGTGATTGGTTTGAAGAACTGCCACTGGAAGGGGAACAGTGATGGCACTGTCTCAGATCAAATACGATCAGGTGACAAGCGTGATCAAACACAAAAATATCAGGAGGAAAAAGGTATGAATCAGGTGGTATTAAGTGGCAGGTTGTGCGATGAACCAGAAACCAGATACACGCAGGGAGAAAACCCCACAGCGGTGGCACGGTACAGGCTTGCGGTCAGCAGGTATAAAAGCACCGAAGCGGACTTTATCAACTGTGTGGCGTTTGGCAAGGGTGCGGAGTTCGCCGGGAAGTACCTGCACAAGGGTCTGAAAATCCTGATCACCGGGCGCATACAGACGGGATCATACAAAAACAAGGACGGTCAGACGGTTTACACCACCTCTGTTGTGGTGGAATCCCATGAGTTTTGCGAACCCAAGCGGGAGGAAACCAATAACACCCCAAATAAGGGGTCTGGCGGCGGTTTTGAGGACATCCCCGCCGAGTGGGCAGAGGAATTACCGTTTCAATGATTGAGGGGCTAAAATGGGCGATCCTGCAAGCGAATACGCCGCTACATCTGCGGCACTACAATCGAAAATCATTATACTGCGGGAGCGCATCCACATGATGTACGCCGAAGCAACCTCAGTAGGGGCACGCCCATCCGGGGAGGGTGGGCGCACTGCCCCATCTGACCGGGTGGGGCGGCAGGTATCCAAGATCGTGGATGCGGAGCGGGAATTACAACGGCTAGTGGATGCCAAGGACGATCTGGACACAGCGATGATCAGCCTGATTGATACCATCAGCGTACCAGAGGAGCGCACAGTGCTGACCCTGCGGGTGGTGTACGGGTACAGCCACGGGAAGACGGCGCAGGGTGCAGGGTTGTCTGACCGTACCGAGTTCCGGGTATATAAAAAGGGTCTGCACCACCTCAAGCGGAAGACCAAAACAGACCAGTACACCCGGTTGAAAAAAGTTGGCAGTGTTTGGCAGTCCGTGACATTGAACGGCAGTCAGGAAGGGTGCTAGGGTGTATGTGCGAAGTCCTCCAAGAGATTGTCGCAACACACGGAAAGCCGCATCAGTCCCCTACTGGTGCGGTTTTTCCATGTAAGGGGAGCGAATGAAAACAGGAAGACCCAAAGCGCAAATAGATCAAAAAGAATTTGAGAAGCTGTGTGCGCTCCAATGCACTGAACAGGAAATATGTGGTTGGTTTGGAATCTCAGACAGAACCTTAGAGAGATGGTGCAAAACCGTCTATGACCGAACTTTTGTCGAGGTATTCGCCGAAAAGCGGCAAGCGGGCAAAATTTCCCTGCGCAGATCGCAGTTTCAACTAGCTGAAAGATCAGCCGCAATGGGCATCTGGCTAGGCAAACAGTACCTTGGTCAGCGTGATGCGGACATAGTCGCGGCAACCGAAGCATCCAACGGAGTTCTGGAAGCAATCCTGCAGTTAGAACGGCATGGAACTGAGCAATAAGCAAGCCGGGGTAATCTCTGCCCCGTTTACGCATACACTGGACTGGTTGGAAGGTACGCCCCGGAGCGGCAAGACCACAGCAGGAATAATCCGCTTTACCCGCCACCTTATCCACAGCCGGGACAACTTGCACTTGGTTGTAGGATACAGCGCGGAACAGGCATACAGGCTGATCATGGACGCGGACGGATTCGGGCTGATTCCCACGTTCCGGGGCTGTTCCCGTGTGGCACACGATGATAGCGGGGCGCACTTGCTCATACACCTGCCGACCGGGGATAAAAAGGTGTATTGGAAGGGCGGGGGAAAAGCAGACAGTCACAAAGCCATTACGGGTATGTCGCTCGGATCGGTGTATTTCTGCGAGATCAATTTACTGCACCCGGACATGATACAGGAATGTCTGCGGAGGACATACGCCGCACGGGATCGGTGGCATATCGCTGACTGCAACCCACCTGCACCGCAAGACCCGGTTATCAAGGATGTCCTAGAGATACAGGATTGCAGTTTTACCCACTGGACATGCGCGGACAACCCGATTCTGACCCCGGAGCGGTTGGAAGAGATCGAAACCGCTTGCAGGAAATCCACTTTCCTGTACCGCAGGGACTGGCTAGGGGAACGGGTGATCCCGCAGGGGGTCATATACTGGATGTTTGACCCACAAAAGCATGTACTGCAGTCCCTGCCTGATGATGGCGCAAAGATAGAAATGTACTTTGCCGGGGACGGTGGCGCGACTGATGCAACATCAATCGGGTGCTACGTTGTCATACTCCACAAGGACGGGTACAAGCTGTATCGGGTGGGGAATTGGTACTATGATCGCGGTGAAATGGCGATGTCCGATCAAGCCCGGCACATCTGCGGTGAGTTTATCCCCGCCATGCGGCGTAAGACCGGGATGCGTGAAACCGCAATCATGATCGACCCTGCCTGTAAAGCCCTGCGATTGGAGATAGACAAACTGGGGTATCCGACCACCAAAGCGGACAACAACGGGCATGACATTAAGGGATCAAGCAAGGGTATTAAGGTCGGTATTGAGGAACTGCAGAACGCTATCAATGACGGGCGGTTCTTCTGTGTGGATGATCCTGTTTACCCGGTCGATGCCCTGATAAAAGAGATCGGGCTTTATTGTGTGGACGATAACGGCAACCCGGTGGACGCATACAATCACAGCTTGGATGAAGCCCGCTATTCAAATTCTTATTTTGCAAAGGCTTACGGGTATTGGTGAAAAGGCAATTACTGACTATTCCCGATATGCGAACAATGGAGTGCGGGGATGTTTGAGGGGTTAAAAAAACTAATGGCTGATGCGGGCGTTGGGAAGAGTTACAAGAGCATATTTGATCTGCAGGGCGTCCCGTCCTATCAGACGTTCTATAACGTGGGTATACTGCCGTGGAAAGCCGTCTATCGGGGCTTTTACACCCCTTGGCATTTGATCTTTGCCCCAACTATCGCAGACCCTTACGCGAAGCGGAATTTAGCCTATTTGGGCACTGCAAAAGCCTTGTGTTCCGAGATTGCCGGGATTGCATGGTCAGATCAGTGTGAAGTCCATGTATCCATGACGGGCAACACCGCAGAGGATGACCCACTGGATGGGTTTGTACAGGATGTCCTGCGAAAGAACAACCTGCAAACCAAGTTCCGGGAGAGCGTGGAGAAATGTGCCGCTATCGGCGGTTGTGCGCTCAAGGTCTGGCATGAGATCAAGCGCGATGCAGAAGGGCGGGAAATCCCCGGAAGTGGGGTTATCCGTCTGGGGTACGCCAATGCCGACCAGTTTGTACCGATCAGTTGGGACAATACGGAGGTGCGCGAAGGTATATTTGTCACCCGGACAGCCAAAGGTGGATACTATTACACCTTGCTAGAGTGGCACACATGGGACGGCACAACCTATGTGATCAGGAATGAGTTATACCGGGCAGAGCAGAAGAACGGCGCGGGTCAGGATCAGGATATCTTAGGAATCCGCTATCCACTGGCTGAGATATACCCGTATCTCAGCGAGGAAACCCGCATCAATGTGGAACACAGCCTGTTTACCTATTTCCGCACACCTACAGCCAACAACATAGACGACAACAGCCCTCTGGGCATCAGCGTGTACGGCAACGCGATGGAAACCCTGCACGCTATCGACATCTGCTTTGATTCGTTTGTCCGGGAGTTTAGGCTAGGCAAAAAGCGCATCATAGTTCCCGCCCGGATGGTCAGGACAGTGGTTGACCCCATGAGCGGCAAGCCTGTGCGGTACTTTGACGCAACGGACGAAACCTACGAAGCCCTGTCTACTGACGATCCTGACACCCTGCGCATACAGGACAACAGTGTGGAACTGCGGGTGGAAGAGCATGTTTCGGGCATGAACGCCCTGCTAAACATCCTCTGCTTGCAGGTTGGGCTGTCCGTTGGTACGTTTTCCTTTGATGTCCACGGCGGGCTTAAAACCGCCACCGAGGTGGTCAGTGAGAACAGCAAGACCTACAACACCATCAAGGGCTTTCATAACCAGATCGCCCCGGCATTGGAGCGGCTGATTGATGCCATTATCGCGGTTGCCGTCCTGTATGACGTACAGTATCAGGGCAAGAGCATCGCACAGCTTGCGGCGGGCGGTTATGAGGTAAAGATCGACCTTGACGATGGAGTTACGCAGGATCGGCAGACCAACATTAACGAGGGCATAACCCTTGTGGGCGCGGGTCTGCTGTCCAAGTTTAAGTTTCTCACTGACCCCAAGTACGGGCAGAACCTGACGGAAGAGGAAGCGGAAAAGGAACTGCAGAGGATCGCGGGCGAATCCCGCGTCACACTGCCCGCCCTTGATATCAAGGATTACACCGGGCAAGAAATGTAAATCAATAATTTATCGTATTTCCCCGGAGGCGGAGCGGAAAAGGAGTAAATCGGGATCAATATGGCGAGACTGACACCCGCAGAAATTACCGCGATTGCCGAGCCGCTTGAACTGGTTTACCAGAACATGACGGACGAACTCCTGATCAACATTGCCCGGCATCTCAAGGGCGGTTGGGAAGATACCGCCACATGGGAAATGAAAAAACTTGGTCAGCTTGGTGCGCTGACTGAGGAATCCGCAAAGATCATTGCGAAGTACACCGGGCAGACCGAAGAGGAGATCAGGCAAGCCTTTTTACAGGCGGCATCCCTTGCCACTGCTGACATTGACCCGGTACTGGCACAAGCGGCGGCGGCGGGTAAACTGGTTGACCCCGGTACAACGGTGGCAACATCCCCTGCGATGCAGTCTGCACTGCGGGCATACATGGCACAGGCAACCGATAAGCTGAACCTGACCAATACCACCATGCTGACAAGCACACAGCAGGTATATGCACAGACCGTCCATACAGCCGCTGTAACCGCACAGCTTGAGCAAGCCAAGGCAATCATTGAGACAAAGAGTGCAGAGGTCATTACGGGGCAGGAAACACGCACAAGAGCGATGCGGACAGCCCTTAACCAGTTAAACTCTGCCGGGATCACTGGTTTTTATGACCGCATAGGGCGCAAGTGGCAACCTGATGCGTATGTCAATATGGTGATTAAGACCACTGCACACAATGCGGCGATCACGGCGATCCGCACCCGTCAGCAGGAGTACGGGGGCGGGGACATCTTCCAGATATCATCACACCCCGGCGCACGCCCCCTGTGCGCACCGTATCAGGGTGGCTTTTACTCATGGTCGGGATCAGGAGTATTTACCGATGGCGGCGGGCACACCCATGAGTATGACGATATCAACCATACATCATATGGGGAAGCCGCCGGGATATTCGGGATCAACTGCGGACACCACCCCATCCCCATGATTGACGGGTTTAGCTTTCCCCAAGAGTATGAGGAGATCAGCGAGGAGGAAAATGCCCGGATTTATGCCGAATCACAGGAACAGCGTCAGCTAGAGCGGGACATCAGGGCGGCAAAGCGGGAAGAAGAGGTGTGCAAAGCCGCAGGGGATGAAGCCGGGGCAAAAGCCGCACGCCAAAAGGTACAACAAGAGCAAGCCCGGATGCGTCAGTTTATCAATGACACCGGGCGGGTGCGCAGGTATGACCGGGAAAGCATCGGAGGAGGTACAGCCCCCACAATGCCCAAGGTGGCACAGCCGAAACCTGCAACCCCTGCACCTACAGCCGCCGAAATCCCTCGCCGGGCATCATTTACCCCCGCAAACACTGTTGCGGATGCAGAAAAGTACGCAGATAGGTTTGTTGAATCGTATAAGAGTGCGTATACCGGGAAGGTGGATTATTCGGGCATCAGCGTGGACTATGCGAACGGAATGAACCGTGCAATGACCGAGGTGCTAGATGTCTATGCGCCGAAATATCCACTGCGAAATATTCAGCCGTTTAATACGCGGGAAAAGCGGTTCAAGGACACCACAGCGGAAGCCGCATATCAGTGGGGCGGTGGTGATCTGTTTTATAACAAAAAGATATACAAGAACGGCAAAACCTTTGCGGCTCACCTTGATGAGTACAGGGGATTGACACAGCAGGTTTTGCCGAATGTTGACACGCTGATTGAGAAATATCAGGGTGATACAAGCATGGTCGGGCGCAAACGCTTGCACTATTTAACCGCGCTGAAGGAAACCGGGCGAACGAACGTATCACCGCCCGATGCCTACGGCAGTACCATCCACGAACTAGGGCATTTTCTGGATGACCGAATGTTCCGTAGCATCATGAAAGCAGACGGTTTTGACCTTGGGGCAAGTTTCGACCAGTATGCAACGCGGATTTCTGCATACGCCACTGCTGACCATCAAGAGTATGTAGCTGAAAGTTTTACTGCATACTGGCTAGGAGAAACTGACCGCGTTGATCCTGCGTTAATCCAGATATTTAGAAAGGCGCAGAAATGAACAACGGCGAAATCATCATAGATGATTTTTTAGAACCATTGCGACAACTTGTAGAGGAGGACTAAAGCATGGAATGTAAGCACGAACTGAAATACCTGCGCGGCACAGCCGATGGGGTGATCTGCACCAACTGCGGTAAGCGGTGGGTGGGTGGAGATTTCCCCACGATGAACCCGCCCGAACCTGTAGAGGATCAGGAGACACCAAAACCCAAGGCGAGAAGGAGGACTAAGAAAAATGCCGATTGATGAGGTAAAAGACCGCGAAGCTATGGAGTTATCAGAGGTAGTCCACAGTGCGGCGAACATCATGGAACAGGCTGTCAGGACGGAAGACCCGGCGACCAAGAAAGCGTTAAGGGATGCGGCGAAAGCCCTGCTGAATAACGCTATCACCCGGATGGATGAGTCCGTGGGTGAGTCCATCGAGGAAGAGGACGAATAATCCCATAATTGCATAGGTTAAACCGCACTTATGTGCGTTTTAATACCTGATTTTGCGGAAAACTCGCAGAATCAGGTTTTTTATTGCAAAAATTCGCGCAGTACATCGCGGAAAAAGGTACAGACTCGCCCGCGTCTGGGGCGGTAAAGGAGGACGGTAAACATGGCACTTTTTAGGCGAAAAGACTTACAGGAAAAAGGGCTGTCTGAGGAACAGATTGCCTACATCATGACCGAAGCACAGCGGGCACTTGGTGCGGACTATGTGAGTAAGTCCGAATCTGAGGAAGCCGTTACAAAGGCTCTGGAGGGCGCAAAAAGCGACCCAACGCAGTCGGATGAGTATTTATCCCTGCTTGCCAAGACGGAGCGGCTAGAAGCGATGCAGGGGGCTGAATTTGGGGCGGTAAAAGCCCCGTACCGTGACATGGTGTGGAATCAGCTTGACCACGGACAGGATCACAAGCCCTATGCCGAACAGCTTGAGGGGCTGAAGACCTCGATGCCCGATCTTTTCGCAACGGCGGAAGAACCTGCTAAACCTGAGTTTGGGACAGCCCCCAAGGGGTCAGCACCTACCGGGAACAGCACGCCATCTTTCGCGGATGTATGGGGGTTTGTCCCCAAGAAATAAGGAGCAAATATGCCTAATCTTAACTATGCGGCACAGTATGGCCGCGAGCTTGCGAATGCTTACCCTTACCTGAGTTATTACGGTGACCTGTGGAACGCGGGAGAATCTGAGCGTTTCCGTCCGCTCAGGGGCAAGACTGTCTACATTCCGATGATGAAGACCACGGGAGCGAGAGCGGTAAACCGCGACCGCATTGATGGCGTGTTCACCCGGAATTTCGACAACGATTGGCAGGCGTTCGATCTGTCTATGGATCGCGAGTGGGACACGCTCGTTGATCCCATGGATATCGACCAGACCAACGAAGTGGCTACGATCGCCAACGTTACGAGAACCTTCAACGAGTTCCAGAAGATTCCTAGATTTTGGGCAGTTGCGGCGTAAGTCGCTTCTGAATCTCCTTTAACTGATGGAAACCCTTTCATGTAATAAGCGGCATGAAAGACAATCATCATCCAAGCATGGTATAATAGCATTATCCTAAGATGGAAAGGGGGATAATGCTATGAAGTGGAAATCAGTAAAAAATTATGAGGGGCTATACGAAGTTTCCGACACCGGGGAGGTGCGGAGTTGCGACAGGGTTATCCCGACCAACATTAAACACGTATCAGCCCGCAGGATTCCCGGACGCACACTGAAACAAAACCTCAAGAGTAACGGCTATATGACGGTTGACCTGTGCAAAAATGGCAAGGTAACCACCACAACCGTTCACAGGTTGGTCGCAGATGCGTTTGTCCCGAATCTTGACCATAAGCGTTATGTGAACCACATAGACAGCAACCGCGCCAATAATGCGGCGGGGAATCTGGAGTGGGTTACATCAGCAGAAAACAGGCGGCACGGCATTGACCACGGGTTTGTGGAGTTTAAACAGATAATCCCGGTGCAGTGCATCGAAACCGGGGATGTATTTGAATCCTCACGCAACGCCGCTGATTGGCTGATTGCAAATTATCCCGACCGGGTTCATGGGAAAAGCAAAGTGGTTGCAAATAACATCCGGGGAGCGTGTAGAGGACGCACCCCGAAAGCGTATGGTTTTCACTGGAAATACCATGAAGGTTCAACGACTATCCCGAAAGGGAGTACACGCAAGCGCGTGGAAATGGGGAGCACCCCGCAAGGGGTTGAAGATATAGTCTGATCTGTATGGTGACATACAGCGGCACGGAAAGCACCTGCAAGGGTGCTTTTTTCGTGCGGGTGTGGCGTAGCGAACCACGCTGAACACTTTATGGAACAGGACGCTTATATGTCCCAGAAACTTGCCCAGTACGCAGGGCAGTACGGCGGAACGGACAGCACCACGCTGACCGCCGCGAACATTCTGGAGATGTGGGACACCTACCTTGCGTATATGACCGATGCCCGCGTCAACCGTGATCGCGTTCGTGCGAAGATGACCCCGGCTATTTACAAACTTCTCAAGGAAGCGGCAGGCATCACCCGGTTCATTGATGCCGGGACGGGCATCCGCAACGTAGATAGAAATATCGGCAAACTGGACGGTGTTCTGGTCGAGGAAGTCCCGTCCGACATGATGAAGACCGAGTATTCCTTCCTCACCGGGTGGGAGATCGGCGCGAACGCGGGTCAGATCAACCTGCTCATGTATGACAGCATGGGCATCGCCGCGCCTATCGTTTATGACACCTCCATGATGTCTGCCCCGAACGCACAGAGCAAAGGAAAGTGGCTGTACTATGAGCGGTACTACTACGATGTGTTCGTGCTTCAGAACAGGGGCGCGGGTCTGTTTGCGAACTTCGCGTCGGCTACTCTTGGTGCGCTGACTGTCGTGTCCGTAGCGGGAGCGGCTTCGGGCGATACCAACATCAGCGTAGCGGGCAACGGTGTTGCAATCGGCGGCATGGTTGCGGACAGCCTTGAACTGTATTACACCGCAGGAGCAAGCGCGGCGGTCAGCCTGACTTACGGCGCGGGTCTCCCGGCGGGTTCTACTTGGGTTAAAGCCACTGGTAGCCCGTTCACCATCGCGTCTCAGACCGCCGGAAAGTATGTGACCGTTGCACTGGTCAACAAGTACACCGGGAAGGTTGTTGCGGGCGGCTCTGCGGTTGAGGTTGTCAAGCCCTAAGGAGGTTGGAAGGTGGCACTGGTAACTGAAGACTTTTACACAAACGTGTATTTCGGTGAGCCTGTAGCCACTGAGGACTTCCCCCGTTATGAAGCACGGGCGGAGGATGCCGTTACAGGCTACATCATGATGACCGCCGAAAAGGTGGAAGTCCTCCCGGAGGATGTGCAGACCCTTGTAAAAAAGGCGATCTGTGCGCAGGTGGAATACTACTGGGAGTATGGCATCACGGTAGCAACTTTCGGCATGGAAGCCGGGGGCGGTTTTACTACAGGTAAGGTCAGCATACACGCAGGGAGCGGAGCAAAAGTGGAAACTGGTACACGTTCCATGATCGCCCCTGCTGTACTGGCTTATCTGGAGCAGACCGGGTTACTGGGTCGGCAGGTTGCCACAGCGGGGATGCCGCCCCGTCAGGGTTGGGGGTGGTATTAATGTCACTGTCCCCGATCCCGTCCCGGATGCTCCATGATACTGCCGTCTTTTCGGTGGTAACCGGGATGGACAGGTATCAAAACAAGGTTTATCAGGAATACCGCGTGCATCATGTCCATTTGCAAGGGGATATTGATGTGATCAAAGCCCCAAACAATACGGAAGTGCAGTTGCGCGGCATCCTGTTTGTAGACGGGCGCAGAAGTTTACCCGCACTGGATTTCCATGCACTGCAGGAGCAATCGCTCACTGCCGGGGATACGATGCGGTGTGAGGTATACGATGCGTCCGGGGTTAAGGTGGGTGATTATGCCGTCTTAACGGTGGACGGTCTGCCCGATGTACCTGCAACAAGGGTGCATCATTGGGAACTGGGGTTAATCTGATGTCGGTTGAAATCAATATCAACAAATCGAAATGGGTTAACGCCCTGAGACAGGCAACCGAGCGGGCAACATACGCCATTGCGGAGCAGGTCATCGCGGACAGTGAGAAGTTTACCCCGTATTCCGGGGGATCAATCCAAAGCGCGGGCAACCTGCGCGAATCAAACCGCATTGAAAAGGGATCAAGCGGGGAATTATATGTGGTCTGGGACACGGTGTATGCACCCTATCAGTGGTTTGGGATGCGCCGGGACGGAAGCCACCAAGTCCACCACTACACAACACCGGGAACAGGTACACAGTGGGCAGAAAAAGCCCGTGCGGCTTATGGCAAGAACTGGCAGAAGATCGCACAGGGCGGGTTTAATGAGGGGCTGAAATGAGGAAAAAACAGAAAAGTCTAGCACAAAGCCCGGTTGATCTGCTCATGAACGCCGTTGTTGATCTTGCGGAAACGGTCAACCCTTATGCGCCTATCGTGTTTGGGTCTGATCCCCCGGAAAATGGTATCTGCATGATACAAAACGGCGGTTTCCCGCCTGATATCCACCTTAACAAGGGCATGGTTTACGAACTGCCTGTGCTACTCAACGGCAAGCACGAAAACCAAGCCACGGTTTTAACTACGTTATCCAACATCCACACGGCATTGACCAAGCGCACCAATTATGCCGATCTGCGGAATGATGCAATACAGGTTGTGGACATCGAAACGGATGCGTTCCCTGCGGTTGTGGGGCGTGAACAAAACAATCAGTGGGTTGTTGGATCGTCACTAAGAATTAGTTTTTACTGGAGGTAATCACATGGCAACTGCCGCGGATGTGAAAAACTATGTCAAACCTGAGATTGTACCCGTTTATAAGTACACCTTAGAGATTGACACCACACCTGCCGGGGAATCCAGAACGTGGAAAGCTCTGTGCGCAGGTATCAACAATATCAGCGAAGCAATCAATGAAACCGTACAGCAGTATTATTTCCTCTGCGGTAATGGTGCGGCTGTCAACTATGTAACCGGGATCGCCCCTGCGGTTACCCTGACGGGTGTGCGTGTGATCGGTGATGATGCGCAGGACTTCATTTTTGCGCAGAAATATGCCCTGATGACCGGGCGCGATACACACTTAAAGATTACCCGCACGGCGGAGGACGCGACCACTGAGGTGATCAGTGCGAATGTAACCTTCGCCGCGCTGTCTGACATTTCCGGGGCAACTACTGACGGCAGTGCAATCAACATCGAAATGCGGTTCAATGGTATGCCCTACATCGGGGATGCTTGGGCTAACTAAGGATTAGGGGGCGGGAGAAATCCCGCCCTTATCTTTTTTTGGAGGGCTTATGTACAAAATAACTCGCAATCACGTGGTTGAAGACCTGCTCATTGAGGATGAGGGCAAAACACTGGAATTGTCCGTAGACCTCAACGTTGATGACGTTATAGGGCGGTACACTGCGGCAGGGCGGGCACTGGTCGAAGCACAGGAAATGCTTAAGACCGCAAAGCAGGATGACCTTGAAACCCTGACGGTGAAACTGGGGGAAGCTGTTACAACCCTGTTCCGGGTGATCTTTGGGGATGATCAGGCGGCAAAAATCATAGAGTTTTACAACGGCAGGTATATGGAAATGCTTGCCGACATTGCCCCATTCATCAATGATGTGGTAGCCCCGCGAATTGCGGAAGGGCAGGCACGTGCCGCAGAGCGGTACAAAAACGCGATTCCGAAGAAGGGTATCAGTAAGTTCCTGCGGTGAAACCTTATGAGCGGTTGCCCGACAGGGTGGAGCATAACGGGAAGGTGTACAAGGTGGACTATTCCTACGCCACCTTTTTTGCTGTCTCTGATGTTTTGGACGATGAGCGGTTAAGTGATTACCAGAAATGCGTTACCGCTTTAGACCTGTTTATCAGGCGCAAACACCCCGATGATGTCACACTGTTGAGAAAGATATATGACCAGATCAAGCCGCACCGTCCTGCGCCCCATAGCGGGCAAAAAACCATGGATATAGAGCAGGACTGGGGTTATATCTGCGCATCCTTTCAGCAAGCCTACGGAATCAACTTGCATGAGGATAAGGGCATACACATCCTGCGGTTTCAAGAGTTGTTACAGGGGTTGCCCAAGGATACAAAACTGGTCGAGGTTGTGGGGATCAGGGCGGCAAAAATGCCCACACCAAACAAGCACAATGCGGAGGAACGCGCACAGTTAAGCCGATTAAAGGCACAGTATGCGCTTACGGATAAAACCAAGGACTTCCAAGAGGGTTTAGCGGGACTATTCGCACTGTTGGAAGCGGGGGCAAAAAATGGCAGTTGAAGTTGGCGGCGTTAAATACAAGGTCGAAGCCGATACCCGGCAGTTGGAGAACGATGTTGACCGGGCGGGGTCTACCATAACTTCAAAACTGAGCGAGTTATCCGGGAAGATGTCCCGTTCCTTCGGGTATCAGGTACTGAAGGACATTGGTTCTGCGTTCATCCAGATGGGGCAACAGGCGGTACAGGCGTTTGCCAACATCACACAGGCGGCGGTACAGTCTGCGGCTAGTCTGGAGCAGAACATCGGCGGCACGCAAACCCTGTTTAAGTCTGCGGCTGATCAGGTTATCGCAAACGCACAGGCGGCATATAAAACCGCCGGGATGAGTACCAACACCTATCTGGCTACGGTAAACGGATTTGCCGCATCCCTGTTGCAGTCCACCAAATCCACCGTCAAGGGGATATCTGCGGAAACCGTACAGGCGCAGTCTGACGCACTGGACAAGCAGTATGATGCCGTTAAAAAGTCCATGGACAAACAGTATGATGCTGTGAAAAAGTCCATGGACAAACAGTATGATGCTGTAAGCCGGGCGTATGACAAGGAGTACGATGCCCGGAAAAAGCAACTGGACAAGCAGTATGATGCTTATTCGGATGCACTGGACGAGGAAATTGAAGCGGCAGAAAAGGCTTACGATGACCGCATAGAAGCGGCAGAAAAAGCCTATGATGCGGACGTTGCCGCCTACGAAAAGGCAACCGAAGCCCGGTTAAAGCTGATTGATCAGGAGTATAAGGAATCCCTTAAGCTGATCGACCGGGAGGAGTACGAACGCCTACAGGCGATTGACAAAGAGATCGCCGCATTAAACGCCCAGACTGAAGCCGAAAACAAGGCACAGGAACAGGCTGAACGCGATCAGAAGCGGGCTGAACTGCAAAAGGCGGTTAATACTGCGGACAGCGCAGAGGAGCGCGAGAAGGCGCAGAAAGCCCTGTCTGATTGGGAAGCTAAGATTGCCCTTAAGGATCAGCAGGAGCGGCGCAAAGAGCAGATAGCCGCCTTAAAAGACCAGAAAACTGCGATCAAGGAGGAAACATCAGCCCGCAAGGATGCGGCAAAGGAACAGCGGGACGTTGCGGTAGAAGGGGTTAAGGAGGAATCCAAGGAAACCCTTGCGGCAATGAAGTCTCAGCACACTGCGGAGATGAAAGCCCTGCAGGAATCCAAAGCCGCCCAGACCAAAGCGATGCGCAAGGCGGCAAAGGAAAACCTCGCCGCACTGCGGGAATCGCAGAATGATGAACTGGAAGCCCTGCGGGACGGGCAGAAAGCCCAACTGGATGCCCTCAAGGAATCTCAGCAGGATCAGCTTGATGCGTACAAAGAAGCGCAGGAGCAGAAACTGGATGCGCTGAAGGAATCCCTAGAAGCGCAGAAAAAAGCCCTGTCGAGCGCGAATCAGGCGGTTGCCGAAAGTGTACAGGCAACAGCCGAACAGGAAGCCAAAGCGGCAGAATACGCCGATATGGCTATCCGGGATATGGCAGATAATGCCAACAAGATGGGCACGCCCATCGAATCCCTGCAGAACGCCTATGCGGGTTTTGCCAAGGGCAATTTCACCATGTTGGATAACCTCAAACTAGGGTATGGCGGCACACGCACCGAAATGGAGCGGTTAATCGCCGATGCCAACCGGGTGAAGGAAGCAAACGGGGAAATGGCTGATCTGTCCATTGATTCGTTTGCCGACATCGTGGAAGCAATCCACATCATACAAGGGGAGATGGGCATCACCGGGGCTACTGCCGAAGAAGCGGCATCCACGGTTGAAGGGTCAATGAACACGGCGAAAGCCGCCTATGATAATTTCCTTAACGGGACAATTACCGGGGAGGAGTTCGGCGAAGCACTTGTTACTGCCGCAACAAACTGGGTCAACATGTTTATTGAAACATGGAACGGGATAGCGGCAGAAACCCCCGCCCTGTT